CGTTCTGATGGTTGGGTTTCCCTGACGGAAGAAGTTCCTGACATTGATCACTTAACATATGGCACAGGTATGCTATATGTTCACGGCGAGATGGAACTCCCTCTCTATTGGCCAGAACAGAGCAAAGACGGATACGGTGAGGCAGGTGATCACATCTATGATGATGAGTTCCACCAGACAAACTACAGCGGAACGCAGAAGCACATATTCCAAAGAACAAGGAACGACCCTCCTCCCGTGTTCTGGTATGAACCTGAACCCACAAAAGACAGACCCGCCAAACGACTCGGTCCTGCACCTGCTTGGGGCGATCAGGGTTGGCAGCATGGTTACTTGTGGCACGATACTCCTGATGTAGACCAAGATATCCTACAAGGGACTGATACACCTATCGGTGGAACCACAGCATCATATTCTGAACCTGATTGCTGGATGATGGAAACCATCACATACAATATTGGTAGTGACATTGTTAAAGAAACAAACAGTGAATCTCCCGATGGCGACAATGATGATTCCATCTATCATCTGGGCAATGAGCGTAATCATTTCCCCTATAGGATTATTTGTGCAGCATCCCCCGAAGCAATCAATGACATGCTGGACCGATACGTCGACGAGTATGAAAATGGAATGTACGATGGCAAGATCCCCACAATCGTTGAGGAGGTAGGGACTTACCCTCCAATTCCAGGTCACAAATTCGTCAAGGGTGGCAAGAAAGCGATTATCGACTTCCTATCTCCAATCAACGAAGTCCCCGCTGGAGGCAATGGCAAGAATAGTGTCGAATATGCAAGAGCATTCTTCTATAGGACAGGCATTGATGTTACAGACCCAACAACATTCCCGCCGAATGAAATACCACCAGAAGATAGAGCAGCGAGAGGTTTTAATCCCAATAATGTTCCATATGGTCCAGACGCATGAGTATCCCAGATCAGTCATACTACAATGAGATAATTGCCCAGAGTATCAAGACAGGCAGTAAGGCAGGACTTGACCAGTTTTCGAGCGGAAATCTTGATGCTGGTACAAGAGCGGAACTCGAGAGGCACATTGAACTCATGCAATCCCAGATTGGTCCGGATGGAATGGTGCCTGATGAAGCGTATACAGGAGCAGCAGACATTCTGCTTTCTCAGACTCCTGGAATGGGAAAGAACGCTCTTGTTGCTGCACTTCGCACAAATGGGGTGTTCAATAACTTTGGTGCGGGAACTGACATAGACTTCGTTATTTCTCGTTCATTGAATACGGCAATCAGTCGATATAATATCGACCTGCTCGAGAAGTCCGGAGCAGTCGATGAAGTTCTCGACAAATTTGGTTTCAACGGATTCATGCAGGGTGTGGTTGCTGATGCGACAGATCAGACAAGAAAGGTTCTCAATGACGCTGTCAAAGGCATTGTGAATGGAGATGGCGTACAGATACAGATTGACAACTCTCTCACAAGTGTCGTCACAGATGTGTTAGGCGGTAATGGTTCACTCACCACTGACGCAATACCTGACAATGTTGTCAGGCAGTTTGTGAGTAAGAATGCTCCGAGTGGTGCACCTATTCCTGACACAATCCCCGTTGAAGACATACCACAAAGTTTTCGAAATGCCATCGCAGCAGAAACTATTAAGTCCAAAACTGATGCCGTTGTAAGTACAAACAGTTTGGCAAATACCCTGAACTCATATCTCCCGACTCTCGCTGGTACGGTTGGTGCCAGCGATGACCTGCCCATGCCACCTCCATATGAGATCGGGATCGGTAATCTGCAGGCAGGATTGGCAGATAATAACATATCTTCCTATGAAGAGTTGGAAGCAGAGATATCATCTATCACAAGAGATGTTAGCGAAATCATTGTTCACAATTCTGATACATATAGTAATGCACATCTGTCAGCAGCAAACCTGACAGATCTGACTGGTAGCGGCGATAACGCATACCACATAATTATTATGAGAGATGGTTCTATACAGAGAGGTGTTCCTATCAACCAACCAGGCGACCATTGCCCAGTTAACAACCATAATGCATATTCAATTGGAGTGTGTTTGGTTGGCGGCATCAATGCTGCTTCCGGAGCAGATGATATATATGAGAAGTCGAATGCTCGTGGCATTACTTCTGCACAATATAACACTTTGTATTCTGTGTTCAAAGCATTCTACGAGCAGTTTCCAGGTGGTCAGGCATTAGGGCATATGGACGTAGATCCTTCCCAAGACGACCCTGGATTCGATGTGAGAGATTATGCTTACAACAATTTTAATAAGCAGAGTTTGTATGCAGACCCTGCTAATGACCCTGCCCTTTCGCCCGACGATATCTTGAAGGCACTTGAAGTTGAAGGTCCGCAGGTATCAGAGAAAGACCCCGACGTACTGGATAAGAAGTTTTAAATGACTACAGGAAATAACAAATTAACTCAGCGTGCCAAAGAAGAAGGTGGTGAAGAGAAAGAACTCACCACTGGTATTCCCATCGATGGATTTGCTGATCCCACAGGCGAGTTTCCCCGCAGAGGAAACTGGTTTGGGTCTTCATTAAGTCGCGCAGGACTGGGCATAAAGATCAATGAAGTTTGGACCAGCGGTAGTAGTGTAGGTACAAACTTTGATCTCCCGATGGCATCTGCCTCGATATATCCATTCAATCAAGCAAATGAAACCCTTTCGGGTCACTCATTCGAGATGGACGACACACCTGGAAACCAACGTATACTGATCAAGCACCACACAGGTGCTGGTGTCGAACTCAAGCAGGACGGTTCGATACTCATCTCTTCCCGAACCCACCAAGTGCAAGTGGTCGGTGCCGACCACGAGTTGGTTGTATCTGGTCAGGGTAACATGACATATGACGGAGACCTAAACCTCACCGTGAATGGCAACTACAACATGCATGTTGGTGGCAGTTACAACGTCACTGTTGGCGCCAACCACAACCACTCTGTTCACGGCACAATGATTACGGAGACTGGCGACACTCACTCAACTATCGTTCGCGGTAATAAGGACACGAAGGTTTGGGGCGATCGATTAGACTATGGTTCATCAGAGCACAAGATCATCACGAAAGGTGACCTGCGTTTTATTTCTGGCAATGATATTATACCCAATGCCAAAAGGGGCATCCGTGTTTCTGCGATGAACCACTACACAGTGACCAGTGGGAAATTCATGGTCCTGTCATCAGAAGATACAAGAATCATCGGTAAGAGAGGAAAGATCGGTGGACCCGACTTCCATCACTTCGGCGCTTTGTTCAGTGGTGGTGAAGACGGTCAGGGTAAAGATACAGTATTCCACGGAAATCTCGTCGGGCGAGCACTTGAGGCATGGACCTCAAAATTTGCAATCAACTCCCAGTTTGCCAGCAGTGCCCATTACGCAACATTGGCGGGTGGAGCACCTTCTCCTCCTCCTGGTGAGATAATCCCTTCTCCCATGCTCCAGACTCCTGAGTATGAGTTTAAATGGGGTTGGAAGGCAAAGGACAGACATATTGTCTATGCTTCTGTTGATATGTGGTCAGAAGGATGGACGACTCCTAAAGATCCTGATGCAGTTAATCTTATGGCGCAATGGCCAGATGCCAAAGCACCTCACGAACCTCTGTTTAAGCACTATCCCAATACCAAAGACTGGTGGGAAGTCTGGCAGAAAACTTCTCCATATGCCGTGCGTATGGTTGAGGTCGACCAAGACGACTATATCGAAAATAAGATTGCCAAGACCGACACATACAGTTACTACTTCAACTGGACTCCCAGCACTATGGAGATTCGATCGAAGTTGCGAACGATGGATGGGGCACAGGATGTCATTACTTCTCCTGAGAAACAGACCGATGGACCCAAGTGCATTGAGTCTCTGTTGAACGAGAATAGACTGCACCCCACATACAACATCGCAGCACCTCCTCCTCCGTACGAGGTCAAACGAACGGGTCAATCGGAACCCGTTCCAAGGTTCGGTTATACTCTCCTCGGAAACCCCGTAGAGAGGGCGAGCAAGACCTTCCTGCCCAAGAACAAGCAGGCAGCAACGAGAACTATTCTTGCCGATCCCCTATACAACCCAGATCGATACGACGCCCCGATTACGAGCAGCACCAAGTTGTCGAAGTCTTGCACCGTATCAAAGTTCTTTGGTGCACCTGGATCCATGACCAGTCTCGAGTTTGTGCCCATCATCAAACAACGCCAAGACCTTGCTCGTCAGTATTACCTGCACGCATGGTTGATGGAAGGCATTGCTGGTTGCGCAGACTTCAAGCACCACAGATTACAAGTCACCGAAGCATACTATAATCCTGCCAACGGTATCCGAAGAAAGTATGGCGAGAAAGAACCAGTCTCACGGAGATACTGGCGAGAACCATATCGCAAAGAAGATGGTGGTAGCACCCAGAAGTCCATCGTAACAGGTTCATATCCAATCAACCAATTGAAGTATGAGGGTCGCGCTGTTGTGTACACCCTTTATAACTCACGAGGCAAGATCGACTATCGCGCTTCCTTTGATCTGGCGTTGTATATTCGAGATACTTTCTTCTTCGACCAGCTGAGTCTCGATTATGACATCACTCGCCCCGACGGGACTATGTCTCAGCAGTTGATTGTTGTAATGCCCAAGATCGAAAAGGACTATAAAGCAACTTTCGAACAGAAAGTTTGCACATACTTCAACAGGAAGATGTTCTCTGGTGCTGATCTTGTGGAGATAACTGACTGATAGCAGTATAAATAAGACCAATACACCTGTGGACAAGTTTGATGGCACTCAGAAGAGTAACACCTGGACTGAAAGATAAAACTCTTGCGACTTCCAGAATCAGAAAAAATAGAGATATCGACCTGCAGTTTAAACCAAAACCTGGAACTGTAAGTGATCCTGTGCATCGATGGGACCCAAGGTCCCAGAGAATGGTTTTAGTTGAAGGGCAGATGATTGGTGACATCTATAAGAAAGAAGATGCCGCAGCAGTACTGCAGTCTATAGAAAATATCTTACTGACCAACTACTTCGAGAAACCATACAACCCATACTTTGGCGCCAACATCCGTGCTATGTTATTCGAGACTGTCGAGAACTATAGTGAGGAACTTGTTCGAGATCAAATCACGAAGGCGGTCCAAAGGCATGAACCAAGGGCAACAGTATTAGATGTGACCTTCTGGGACAGCACAAAGCAGGTGCCACAAGGTGCTGGTATATTAAGACACCAAATACATAACAGTGTTATCATCAAGGTCGAATTTAAAATTGATAACTACCAAGAATCTTTCGTCGCGAAAGTTAACATGAACCGTCTGAGGTAATCATGCCAACAACAATAAAATCATCTGATCTGGATTTCCAGAATCTCAAAGAATCGCTCAAGACATTCCTGAAAGAAGGTGGAGAGTTTAATGATTACGACTTTGAAGGTTCGGGTCTCAGCAATGTCCTTGATGTTCTGTCACACAATACGCACATCAACGCTCTGGTCGCCAACTTTGCATTGAACGAGTCTTATCTCGTAACTGCGCAGTTGAGACCTTCTGTTGTATCTCTTGTGGAATCACTTGGATATATTCCTGACTCGAAGAAGGCAGCAGAGTCTGCTGTTTCTCTAACAATTAATACTGTGGGTATTGCAGGGTTGGCAGAGGTCGTTGTGTTGCAACCAGGAGAGTTGGTACTCCGTGGGACAAAGGATGATATCGATTACACCTTCACAAACCGAGTGTCACTGATAGCAAACGCTCAGGGAACAGGAATCTATACATTTGAACCGTTCGACAACCCCGACCAACCAATCAAAGTTTATGAGGGGGTTGAGCGAAACCAGAACTTTATCGTTGGAACAGAACAAGATGAAGTGTATGTGACTCCAGATTCCAATATTGATATCGAGACAGCGATTATTAAGGTGTTCTCTGATCAAGGATCCTCTGTTGTTGACGGCGGTTCTGCATTCACCATCTATACTAATCTTCTTGATGCGACAACTATCGATGAAGCATCTCGTCTTTATGTTCTCCGCGAATCGCCCAATGGTTACTACGAGTTAACATTCGGTAACGGCAATTCTCTCGGTGAAGCACCCAAAGCAGGCAATGTAATCAATGTGAACTATTTGCGTACAAGGGGCGAAGAGGCAAATGGAATTCGTTCTCTGGTTTTAAGAAACCCAATTACATTGGATGGCGTTGAAATTAGTCCGGACAATATCGCTGTTACAATGTTGTCGACTACAGCAGGTGGCGGTGACAAAGAAACAATCGAATCAATGCGTAAGAACGCACCGTTCCAATATGCCGCACAGAATCGAATGGTAACTGCACTCGACTATTCCTCCCTGATCCTTAAGAAATACTCTACATTTATTGAAGACATAAAGTCTTGGGGCGGTGAAGACGACCCCAAACCAGACTATGGTACGACATTCACTTCTATCGTTTGGAAAGAAGGCATCGAAAACTCTACAATCGCAGATGTTAGGAAAGGAATCATCGCCATCGCTGACGACTTCTCGATCGTTTCGTTTAATCTAAAGTTTACCGATCCTGTAACAACTTATATTTCAACTGAAACATTCTTCCAGTTTAACCCATCGTTGACAGGCATCTCTTCTTCGACTATCAGAGCAAACGTAGAAAGAAACATTGCCAATTACTTTGCTGTGAACACTGGTAAGTTTGATCAGGTATTCCGACGATCTAATATGCTAACTGAAGTTGATGCAACTGATCCTTCTGTGTTGTCGTCAAGGTCAAAGACAGTTATACAACGAAGAATACTGCCACTGCTCAACTTCCCTCATAACTATGAAGAGACTTTCCCCACAGCATTACAACTACCAGAGTCTACAAATGAAGCAACCATCACCTCTTCGTTATTCACCTATAAGAATCAGATCTGTTTCATCAGGAACAGGTTGAATGATCGAGTAAGAATAACTGAAGTGAATGCGCCTTCTCAGTTTAGGGTTGGTCCCTCAAGTGTTCTCGAAGTGGTCACTCAAGCAGGCAGAATTCTGATTGAAAATGTCGGACAGTACTTCCCCGAGACGGGTAGGGTGTCCATCACTGGACTCAAAGTACAGAATGTTCCTGGTGGAAAAAACTACATCAAGTTGTTTGCAATACCAGCAAACCAATCTGTGGTGGTATCTGAGTTGAACAATATCATTAAACACGACCCAGAAGAATCATTTACGAAGGCAATCGTTGTTGAGACCAGATAATGCCATTAGATAAGACACTAACAGACAACAATCGTCGAGCGTTAGACTTTGACAAGTACCATGTGTTTGAAGTTCTTCCAGGACATTTCGACGACAAGTATCCTGAACTAACAAAGTTCCTGATCAAATACTATGAGTATCTCGAAGAAGATGATATGCCGACAGAGGCAATCAATGACCTCTTGACTTCTCGTGATATCGTTATTGCACGAGAAGAGTTTCTTACGTTTATTGCAAATGAGTTGTTGTTGGGCAAACCTTATTTTGAGTCCTTCAACGACAAAAGAACAGCACTACAATACTCAAACCTTCTATATCGATCAAAGGGCACAGAGTATTCGATCAAACAATTCTTTAGAATATTCTATGGGTTTGATATCGATGTTCGGTATGGTAAGGAAGAAGTCTTCTACATTGGTGACCCAAACGAAGAAGTTCTAATATATGACGGAATTGGGCAGTTAGGCGGTAGCAACTTCGCATACACTTTCTTGGGTGCTGATGTTGTTGTGGAGGTCAAAAACGATGCTGGAGATTATGTAGTTCTACGTCAGGATTTAGACTACTACATGGACTTCACCCACAGGTTCATCACTCTCAGGAGAATTGACCGAGAGTTGACATTCTTGACTCCGAACTCATTAGAGAGAGAACCTGCTGAAGAATACCTTGCACCAGACGATACTATCATTCGGGAAATGAATGATAATGCTTGGTTGCCTGCTGGGGCAGAACTACGAATCACTACTGCCAGAAACACACCATACACCACTATCGGTTCAGATGTTACTGATAAGAAGATTACAAACAATAAATTCTACCAGTTGTACGGATTGTTGATCGAGACGCCCGTTGGTGTCTCAACTTGGAAGGAAGCATACAAAACCTTTGTCCACCCAGCAGGAATGTACCTTGCTGGTCAGGTTGCTATTCTGTCTGTATATGACTTCAACCTCGGACCACAAGAGTCGATCATCGAACCACCACCGCCAGTAGAGATTATAGAGAGGGCACCAATTTTCGACAAACTATTCAGAAAGAGTGGTATACTCAACACCGATATCACCGAGATCGGACCTGGACCTGCAGACATACAAGAGCGTGGTGCACAAATACGAACGCAAACAAACGATATGTTCTCTTATAAGAATGTTGAGAAGTGGCACTTACAGTACCAGAGCATCCACCGTGCGGATCTCGTAGATGGCAGAACATTGGACGAAGTCGCAGCAGATCTCTCCAATACCATTAACTTGATTGACGAGAATAACTATCATTACTCATACTATGATAGTGCTTGGAATTCTAACTTCAATTCAGCATGGGATAGTTATCCGACAATTCCGATCGGAGCACCGAGAATTGGGCAATTTGGTGAGGTTCTGATTACAGAACAATCAGTAGATGACGCCATCACTGCAGAACAACCAAATGATTGGGGTGATGCGATGGTTCTAACGACTGAGATATATGCACAAAACGGTTATGCTAACCCAATACTCGAGTATAACCAGTCGCCTGCAATCTTGGACTCAGATTTGAGACCAGATAACTCTTCACAAGACTATAAAGATGATCTGGGAACGGTATAAATAAAGGCACAAATACATAGGGTAACGACAATGGCAACAAGATCTATACTAAACAATGGGACAGTCGCGAATGACGGCACCGGAGATACCCTCCGTGATGCCACCACAAAGATCAATAACAACTTCGCAAATTTGTGGCGAGTACTTGGATCTTCCGACTCATACCTGACCACGAATATCTCCCTTGACTCTAATGGAGATATTCTGTTTAGTGGCACAGGAAACTACTACACAAAGTTGACTGCTACAGATGCGACATCCGAAAATATAACCATTACCCTACCCGACGAAACGGGAACAGTAGTTCTGAAAGATACCGTCGATACCTTATACAACAAGACTCTACACTACCCAATCATCGATGGTATCCATGACAACGATAAAAATATTCTGGTGCAGTTTGACGGTTCTGGCGATCTTCCCAACTATCTTATCCTAACTAATGGCGACAGTGACAATGGAGTCACTTTGTCGATAGGCGGCGATAGTGCTGATGTTGATTTGGTACTCAGTGGCAGGAACAATGGCATCATTCGGGTGCAAGGAAGAGTGGTTCTTGATACAGAAACGATTGTAAACCACGAGGCAGATGTCGATCTTAATGCCGCCACAACATTTTTGAACAGGACTCAAACACCATTTAGGGTCTATTTGGCAGATGGACAGACTCCTGGTGATATAAAAAGGTTTGTCAATATCAACACCGCAAAAGCATATATTGAACCAGCAAACTTTGCCAATGGAGCACAAGTCGATGTTCTGCAAAATGGAGTTTGTTCTTTCATTTGGACAGGAACTAACTGGCACACTTATAACGAAACTGACGTGGAAGTACGTTCCATAGTCGGCGCATCGTAAGGAAGGAAACAGACAATGGTAGCAACAGTATCGGATTTTTTAAAGTGGGACATTCTTGATCAGATCTACTCGGATTATCTGAATGTCAATTTGGATTCTGGAGAAGATTCAGACAGATTCTACATAGCGATTGGTCGAACCGAAGAGTGGGATTCGGATGCAACTCCTCCCATTCCTAATAGTTCTCGTGGCGAGACTCTTTCATTCCAAGAGAGTATTCAATCCATGAAGTTGGTTCCCAACGTCACCTATGTTGTCCCACGATATAACTGGACTGCTGGACAGGTGTACGAGGCATGGGATAACTACTATGGTTCGAACACCACTGTTTCACCCTTTGGCGATATCCAGTATCCTTACTATGTCCTGACTGACGAGAATAACGTGTTCGTCTGTCTACAGCAAGGTCGAGCAGCAAACGGGACAGCAAAGAACTCACTGTTTAAACCCAACGATATTTCGGGTTATCCTTTCTCTGTTGGTGACGACGGATACGTTTGGAGATACATGTACACTGTCGGTACTGTTGAAGCAAGAAACTATCTGACGTCAGGTTACATGCCTGTCGAAAGAGTTTTGGACTCAGAAGAGGGCGGTGTTCCTTATGACGAGTTATCTACAACTCGACAGAAGCAGTTAGATATCCAGAAGCAAGCAGTTCCAGGCGAACTCCTCGGCATTGCTCTTGATTCTGCAGGTGCAGGT